CGTGTGCCCGTTCATCAAGCGCGAGGCAGTGAAGGGCGTGACGCTCACCTTGCCACCAGTGTCGGGCAACTCGTCCAGGTGAAGCGGTTGACCCGCAGCGTTCGTACGCTCCGGGTCCACGGCGCCGGTGTACCTCGGGCGCATCCTGGCGATCTCCGCCTGCTGAAGGCGGGAGTGCTTGCGCCAGAGCTGGATACCGATGTCGGGGTGCAGGCCGTACCGGCGGGCCACCTGAGCAGCACCGAGGCGGCCGACATCGTCCAGGATGTCAGCGCGGGCGTGCTCGTCCACCGTCTGGAGATACTTGTTCATGATGGTGGCGCGCGTGGACTCCTTGATCCCAGGGATTCGCGCCAGATGCCCACGCAGTTCGTTGATCGCGTCCCGGCCTTCCGGGCCAGACAGCGTGTCGACCCGCATGAACCCGTTCGGAGTCATGTTCTTGACCGAGCGGATCAGAGTCATAGGCGACTCGAAGAAGTCGGCGACACCCCACAGGCGGCTGTGGATAACTCCGGTCTGGATCACGCGCGGCGTGTAGCCGGGATTGACCGAGGTGCCGCGCCCCCAGCCCACTCCGACGCGACCGAGCTGGAGCGCGCCGGTGCCCGGCCGGATGGTCGCAGCGCGGCGCTGGCCACGCACGACGCCCGAGATGGCGCCCTTGGCGGGACCGGCCGCGTACTGGTTCTGCGCGAGCGTGCGGTCCTCGGCACGCTGCATGGACCAGCGCGAGATGTGCAGCTCGTCGAGCAGGCCCTGGTTGTCGATGATGCTGGTGTAGCGGTTCATCGCCGCCGAGTCGGCTTCGATGCCCTGCGCCACGGTCTGCATGTGCTGGTCGACCATCTGCTGGACGTTCGGGAAGTTCTCGTACCGCGAGCGCATCAGGCCCAGGTTGTCCAGGCGGCGCCAGGCGCTGTCCAGACGGGGCTTGATCAGCGCGTTGCGCGCGGTCAGCTCCTCCATGGCGGTGGCGTCGCCCATGCCGGTGCGCATGAACAGGCCCAGCTCTTCTTCGTCCTGGAGCTTGGAGACGATGTTCGCGAAGCGCGGTCCGCCCATGCCGGACCGCCTGGCCAGCTCTGTATTCATCAGGAGCTGCGGGTTGTCCTTGTGGCGCCAGACGGCGGCCATCGTGTCCTGGACCTTCTTCTGGCCCAGAATTCCCTGAATGTCCGCCTGGGACCATCCCCCCTTGGGGGGCTTGATGACAGTCGGGATCTTGGCGGCCTTGCCGACGATCCCGAGGCCTACGGCCGTGGGGTCCAGGAACATCACGCTGGAGAAGTCGAGCGCGCCGGTGCCGTACTTGAACCAGGCGCTGTTGTCACGCTTCGTCTCGATGAACTGGTTGCCGACGGCGGGCATGCCCGCGTCCTTGAGGATGCGCTGCTGGTCCGCTTCGTTCAGCTTGGAGAAGCCGGGCGGGAGGTAGGACTCCGGGGGCTTGTAGTAGAGCAGCGGAGACTCGATTGCCGCCTTCGCCTCGTCCGGGCTCAGGACGATGGCCTGAGCCGGAGAGATGTGCGCGGCGGCACGCCAGGCGGTGCTCCAGGCGTGGGCGTTGAAGTAGTCGCCCCCGATGGGGCTGTTGTTTCCACGGTTCATCTTGCCGACGAGCGCGGTGGTGGCGAGCGGGTGGCTGATCCCGTTGGAGTACAGCCACCGCATGCCCGACATGGTGTCTTCCAGGCCGGGTGCTGCGAAGCCCTGACTCTGGCTCTGCCCGTTAAGGGCTGCCTGTTCAGCGGCGTGCTTGCCCTCGGGGGTGAGCTGCTGCTCCTCGTGGAAGGGGTTGATGTACCGGTCTACGACGTTGAGGCCCTCAACGGACTTCTCGATTCCATGCGCGATGCCGTCGCCGATACCGCCAAGGAAGCCACCGATACCCACGGCTCACTCTCCCCCGGGGATTATCCCCTCTTGTGGATAGATCTCTATCCCGGTCGGGCTGTTCTGCATGTTGTAGGCGAGCGAGTAACGGAAGGGCTCGTGCGTCGGGCCCTGGGTCGTCATGTCGAAAGCCAGCGCCGGGGTCTCCGGCATGAACTGAAGCATGACACCGAGATCCTGCCACCAGTCCATTTACAGCATCCCCTTCAACTGCCTGACCAGGTTCCGGGCTGCCTTCGAGGAATTCGGCTGCTCAGCCATGTGCTCGAAGACGGGCAGGTACTGGACCAGGCGCTGCATGTCGTCGTCCTGCGGCGGGTTGATCCCGAGGGCTTCAGGACCAGCCCCCGGACCGAGGGGAGCACCGTCGGTGACAGGGGTACCGGGCTGCTCCGTCTCGGCCCCGAAGGGGGTTGACTCCGGAAGCTGGATTCCTGCCAGCGGCCCCACGTCGCCGCCCGGGGAGGCGCCGAGAGGTGCGGCCTGCTGCATCTTCATCATCTGGGTGGCGTCGCCGTACTCGCCGCCAGTGGGGACCCTGATGGGCTGCTTCGCGTCACCTGGCCCGCCGTCCGTACGGCGCGACAACTGGCCCGGCCCCGATACGGGAGCCGGGTTGTTGGGCTGACGGGCGCCACCCGACGGCATCAGGTACCGGCCGTGCGAGCGGTGTCGGTGGTGTGGTTGTGCGCGCCGCCGGTGTTGGCCAGCGTGGTGCTGTTCCACCCAGCGATGTCGCCGGAGGTGTCCGACGGCGAGCCGACGGCAGAGCCGGTATTGGCTTCCTGGAGATCAGGCTGCTGGGTGTGAACCCCAGACATCCCGCCCTTCAGGCTGCGCATCGGCTGAGATCCGCCCTCGTGGCCCGGGTCGCCGGGGAACGGCGAAGGGGTGACATTGGTTTCCATGAGCTACTCCTTCCGGTTCTTCGGGTCGCGGTGCTCCTCGCAGAACTTCACCCGAGGATGGTCGCTGTACTTCGGATTGTCGCAGCCTGCGAACTCACAGGAATTCGAGACCGGGACGGTAGACATGCTGCCTTCCTTGAGGATCTCGATGTGTTCCGGCGGGGACTCCTTCTCAGGCGGCTTCGGCATGAAGCCGAGCTTGATGAGATCGGCCTGGGTGAGATCCGGGCGGACGCCCAGAACGCAGCCCAGGTGGTGAGTCTCTTCATGGCCGCAGAGATAGCAACTCACGCGGGGACACTCCTCTTGATTCCGGCAGAGACGTTGGACTTGCCATTTCCATTGAGACTCGCGAGCAGCGTCATGAGATCCGGCTTACCGCCGGGACCCATCTCTCCCTGGCCAGGGGCTACCCCGCCGGGAAGGCCCGTAGTCGGGTTCACCCCGAAAGGTACGCCGCCGCCGGGGGCTCCGGGCCCTCCGGCACCGGCTTCGCCGCCCGCTGCGGCACCGGCTGCCGGGGTTGGTGCCGGAGCGGGGGCGAAAGCCTTCATGATGGCCTCATGCATAGGGACGCCCTTCTCACGCTGCTCGATGATCGTTGCAGCCCGAGCGAGAACCTGAGTCGGGTCCATACCCTGTTGAGCCATGATCCCGGCGGACGACAGCATGGAGAAGACACCCTGCTTGAGAGCGTCTGTCACCTGCTCGTTGTCGATCTGTGCCTGCATGGCGTTGACGTCGATGTCCATGGGGAGCTGTCGCTGAAGGAAGTCGCGGGAGATGTCCTGGTCTCCACGGAGCTGGAGCAGGAAGATCAGCGCCTGGTTCGGGTTCATCCCTGCGGCGAAGCCGTAGGAGACGTTGACCGTGTAATCGCCCTTGATGTCTCGCGACGGCACGTACTTCTCATTGAACGGCGTGCCGTTCACCATGCCCTGGATCGACTTCTCGTTCTGGGGCCAGAACTTCTCGTCCATCTCGAAGCAGAGTGCGATGGCCTGCTCCAGCGCGTGACCGATGTGGTGCTGGCCGGTGGAGATCTGAGTGTCGTAGCCGCCGTTCAGCGCCTCAACGCCCTTGCCCGTGATGATGGACGCCTGGACGTCACCGGTAGCCGCAGCAGGAGTGCGCGTCCCCTGACGAATCTCTTCCTGGAGTACTGCCTCCTGCTGGAATGCATGTACCGGCAGGTCAGTCGTGATGCGCCGGATCTTTTCCGGTTCGCGGGTCCGAAGGATCGCGTCATCACCGAACGGGACCTTCTGAATGTCCGGTGGGATGGCGAGCGGCGCACGCACGTTGCGCTGAGTGCCCTGAAGGCCTAGGAGCGCCATGCGGGCGCGGGCCAGGTAGGGATAGATGATGTCGTCGAACTGGCCACGGTCCTGGTCGTCGTAGGACGGCTTCTGGGCGATGGCCACCGGCACCCGACCGAATGGGTTCTCCGAGACCATCAGGACCATGTTGTTGCGCTCGGGCAGGTACAGGACGTAACTGTCCTTGTCGCAGTACTTGACGCACTCCAGGAGTGAGTCCGGCTGGATCTCGGCCACGGGCCCGAAGGGGCGCCCGAGGATGGCCTGCGCGTGCATGGGGAACTTGTCCGCCAGGCGCCAGGCCTCCTCACGCCACACCTTCGAGTAGCTGATGATCCGGCCCGCCAGGTCGAACTGGGGGTAGGTCTTCATCGGGTTGTCGATCCGGATGATCGGACCGCCGTGCTCGAAATCCGGCTCCACGACGAACGGCATCATGCCGTACATCAGGTACCAGTCGCAGCCCTGGGTCATCTTCGCCCGGAGCTGGCTGTGGTCCACGTAGTGGTGAGCCACCTTGGTCTTCTTGGCCACGTACTTGCGCTGCTTGTCCGACGTGACGACGCCGTTGGCGCAGTTGATGGCGGGCAGGGGGGCGAGATTCTCCGCCATCTGCCGAGCGGCAATATCGATGGCGTTGGCGACGATCGGCTTCGGCCAGATGTCCGGCATGGTGCCGGGCATGACGTTGTCGATCTTCCCGGTGCGCACGTCGTACACAGTCATGTGCCGGGCGTCGCGCTCCGCGTAGAAGCGACGCAGCGCTTCAACCCGCTTCGCGACGCGGGCCACGTTCACCTGCGGCACTACCAGTGCGACCGGCTCGGGACCGGCCGCAATACCCGGTGCTGGAAATTGCATCTCGCCCTCCCTTCCAAATGTCGACTAATCGACGAATCTACAGCCCGAGCTTCTTCTCGATGCGCTCAAGCCGCTGCTCGACAGTCAGCTTGACGGCCGGGGGCGCGGCCGTGGGCCAGGTGCCCGGCTTCGCGCGGAGCGCGGAGGCAAGGTCGGCGCGGAAGGTGACCATCCCGAAGCCCTTGGGGTCCACCTTGTAGTGGGACCACTCCAGGTGGCCGATGCAGGACTTGTCGCTCCACTTGTAGTAGCGGCAGATGGCCGCCGTGGCGCGGACCATGGCGGTGTACTGCACGTGGGGCCACGGGTCCTTGCCGTCGCCCAGGTTCTCGCACTCGAAGCCATAGAAGGCGTCATTGCCGTCTGCGGCGCCGGGGTCGCCCTCTCCGAACTTCGGAGCCGGAGGGCGGGTCATGTAGGACTCGGTGGTGACTGCCTTGAGGACGTCGGGATCGCCGCCTCCGGCGTGATTGGCGCGTCCGTCGGACGCCATCCACACCACGCCGAGCTTGTCGATGTAGGCGTGGGCCAGCGGGCCCGGCAGGGCCGTGCTGCCGCTATAGACGAAGTTGTAGCTGTTGTGCGAGGCGGTGTGGTGGATCATCACGCCGTGCACCGGACCGAAGGGCTTGCCGGTGGCCTTGTCCCGCTCGTGGGTCATCCAGTCGGCGTGCGGTGTCTTGACGATCAGGCCTTCACCCTTGAAGAGCCGGACCAGCGTTGCGCCAGGTATCGGGTCAGCCATTTCCCTCTCCTACCAGCCATTGATGGAGCCGCCGTTCCAGAGCCCCTGGTACGCGCCCTGCTGCTGCAAGGCATAGTCGATGTCGATGACCATCTGGTTCTCTGTGTCGCGCTCCGACATGAACTCGCTGCCTTCGACGTGATAGCTGTCGAAGTCGGTGAACATCAGCTCCCGGCAGCGGATCTCTGCGAACCATAGGGCCATGACCGTGTCGGTGAGGCCCTTGGTGTCAGGGAACCAGGCACAGAGCTGCTCAATGAGATTGCGGACGGGCTCGGACTGCGTCTGCGACGGCAGCCTGATCAGGTTGTTCCCAGAATCCCACCCATCGAAGAGCGTCGCCATGGAGGCGACACCGAAGTCCGGGTCCCACTTCGTGGAGTCGGTGTGGTGCGGGGAGATGATGCAGCCGCGCTGGTTGAGCATGTCGCGGATCAGCCGGTCCTGGGTGATCGATGCCTGGTAGGCGTTCTTCTCGATTCGCCACTCGTTGATCCGGTACCGGTCGGTCAGCCGCTCGATCTCGTTGCGCATCTCGTGCGGCGGCAGTGCCCGCCGGTTCACCACCTCAAGGAGCCACCGTGTGCCCGTCTGGCGGTCGAGAGCGATGACGACCATGGCGGTGAATCCGGAGGCAGCGGGGTCCAGCCCTGCAACGACATATAGGCCTTCCATGCCGTGCACCCGGTGGCCCGGCTGTCCGGGCATGAGTCGACCCGGGTATCGGGATCGGTCGATGCAGGCCTGGACGGCTTCCATCGCGAAGATCGAATCATCACTCACCTGGTCCTGCATGTAGACCATCGACCAGTTCCTGGCCGACATGTGAGAGCGCTTCTTCCTGAGGGCCGGGCCGTCCCACATCGGCCAGTGGTTGTCCTTGGGCCAGCCTGCCGCCTCAGCCGCGCGGCGTCCCTTCTGGGACACCGGCGGGCGGTTGGTGGTGGGCCACAGGGTCACCCAGTCCTTCGGGTCCTCCGCGAACTCCATGACGGCGGGCTGCGTCAGGTACGTCCACGGCGACTCGCCGTCCACGTAGTGGTGCGCCTTCAGCAGCTCCGAGTACAGGTCGACGGACTCGATCCGGGTTCCGATGACGATCTGCATGCCACCCGCGTCCGCGACGCGTGTGCCCACCTGGTTCTGGATCCAGGAGATCTGGGCGGGGAACTGCTGGAAGTTCGTGTGGTCCACGCAGTCGTCCATGATGGCGAGGTCGGCTCGCGTGCCGTAGATCTGGCCGCCGACGCCG